GATATCACTAGGCAGCCAATTATGGATAGCCTTAAACCAGTCCACCATGGGACTCAAAATGTTGCCACTTCCTCAAAGAAGAAGCGCAGCAAACAAACCAAGGAACTAAGGGGTGCTTCAAAAGACCTCCGTGCCCTTGGAATGCCCAACGATGAAGCGATTAAACTAGCTCGCGTTGGAGCCACTCCCGAATCAGTAAGGGTGAAAGCCGAGGCCATGCTCGAACAAGCTTTCAAAAAATCCACTAATTCGAGGTCAGCACTCAGAAGGTATCACCGAATGTTGACTGATTTCCGAAGAAATCATGATAAGTTTTTATCCCCTGCAGAAGTTCTTTCTGGACACACCTTACCGCTTTACATGCAAAGGTTGGAGAAAAGAACGACTATCTCGCAGTTGTCCGGCCGCCAATTTTCCGCCAGCATTTGGTCTAAAACTTTGATACCTAAACCACTCCCTTTCAAGTCAGTTATTGAAATAGTGGCCCCCGATTTTGTTTTACCAAAGCCGAAAACATTCGCCCAAGCCATAGCTTTACCACAAGTCAAGGTCGATCCTGGGTGGATTTTCTTGGGAGAACCGCTTCAAACGGATGTTGCCTTCTTCATAGAATTCCGCGGTAAAAACACACTCTTCTACTTTTCCCCACACACGACGATAAGTGATGTGCGGCTCGCCATAAGTAACAAATTACGCATTCAAGATGGAACTTTTTACCTTAAACACAAAGGGAAAGTCGTCGAAGGAGGCACAGTTTATTCCAACCACATCATTGATACAGACACGGTTCATGTTATGGGAAGAATGCGAGGTGGAATGTTGCGTGCATCGGATACAATTGTTGAAATCCATTCTGACGGTGAAGAGAATGATGTTGTTTTTGATCAAAGTCCCGAGCGTTATCTACTTGGTTTTGATGAGATAAAGGCCTTACAAGCTGATCTCCACTATAACACCAATTTTCCTCCAATCATCGTTGAAATCGATTCATCTGCAGAAATTGAACCAAAGCAACGTGCTTCGTTAACTGAGAAGCCGGTTGCTGTTGGCGTTAAGCCGTTATCTGAAGATAAGAAGAAAACACCAAAACGGAAAGATCTCATTCCAGCCAAAACAATTACAACACACCCTAAGAAGGGAAAACCCGTTGCTAAAACAACCCCGATGTGTTACATTTGTGCTCAGGCTCACTTTCCATTTTGTAAGCGACCTGTCATCGTTCCGGGGCAGGCTTCAGATCAACGCTGTTACGTTTGCAGTCAATTGCGCCAACACCAGAACCACGTTAAAGGTAGGTGGTGCTCACCTAAACCCCAACTCAAAATTGAACCTGAATTAACTATGCAACAAATCGCCGACCTTGCCAAAAGCAATGCTTCTGCCTCTTCAATTGCTGATTCTGTTTCGATTGATGTTGAGCCCCTCGATTGTCCCCAAGACCCTCCGTCGGAGACAATTCCTGAGCCTGAACCTGAAGAAGCTAAGTATGACATTCGTTTGGTTGACAATGTCATCGATTTTGAAATCAAAACCAAGAAACAAATGTTTGCCTCGGTTGAATTGGACACTTGGTCAGTTGCACAAAGAGCTGCACACTTTCACTACTATCACCGCCATTATAGTATGTGGATATTAGCTCTTACGTTCTTGTGCGTTTGGACCCTGACTTTACCCATTTCGATCTATGAGCTTTATCATGGTGAATTCCTAGCATTTGCTCTTGTATTCTTGTTCAAATACAACTTCCTCGGTGCCCTTAAACTGTTCGTGTCCTTTTTCCTTTTCAAGCGAGTTGGCTATCAAAGGGAAATACGAAAACGTCTTGTTAATAAAAAGTTGCCCAATGTTGATCGCGACGACTACGTGATGGTTGATGAAAAACTAGTCTCTAAGCTTCATAAACATCGTCACGCTGACGCCTACCATAATATCAACGAATCATACCGAAACGCATTTGAAATTTTGAATGACCCCAAGCTGGCCCCTGCCTTAACGTTGCTTTTACCAGAAGCAAAACTTGGATGGAAATTCTACAAATGGAGTTTGGATGGACTTTTTATTCACTTGTGGGAAATGTGTGTTGAAGATCTGCCTTCAGTTATTGTGAAAACTGAATACGTTCGTTTCAAAAGGGTGGCTGCTCATGACGAGCCGACCGATGAAGCGGATAAGCGTGCTGCGATTGTCGGAATGACAAAAATCATCAACAACGATCCCGTCTTGACTTCCTATGAAATGACCATTGGTAATTTTGGTTATGACATGTCAATAGGACTCAATGTTTCAATGGCCTTAGTTGCGCAAATCATCTCGTCCCCGAGCTTGCATATTGCCGACTCCCATATTGATGACATTGACAAACTTATTAACTTTAATGTCAAAGGATTTCACGGCGTTAATATATCTATGCATGATAATCTTACTCCTAACGTTATTTCTGATACTCTTCAATTTATTAAATATTATATCAGATACAAGAGACAAGTTAGGGCGCCTTTCTCCCGTTTGGGGGAAGTCGAATAGCTCCGCCGGTCGACCGCCGGCTAGTAGCATATGGGTATCGCGAAAGCGAGTCGGGCAAGGTGCCCGAGTTTGATGGAAAGAATTTTGTAGATTCAGCTGGCAATTCAATAGAAATGGCTGATACTTTCCAGTTAAAACGGCTTAATTTAACTGATGCGAACCCGCGACCTGTGGTTGCGTGTTCACTTGGAGTGCATGTCACAAATGCAATACTCCCGCATGTTGATTCGGCCGACACCCGCACTGCACTAACAGGAGCTATGTATAGATTTTGTAGAAAAATTCCAAACTCAAATGTACATAAACCAAACTTTCGAGAATTTGTAGATAAATGGTTGGAGGATAACCTTAAGCCTTTAAGTCCTGATACCGACACTAGCTTTGAGCGTTGGATTGAAGGCACCCCGTATACTAAAGCTAGGAAGCTTGAATTGTCCATGAAATGGATGGAGATGAAGTCTCGTGGGAAAGATATTGAACCGGATATTGCCCGGGTTAAATCATTTGTTAAGGATGAACATTACAATACTTTCAAACATGCCCGAGCTATTAATTCTCGTAGTGATCAATTCAAATGCCTCACTGGCCCTATTTTTCAATTAATTTCCGATCAATTGTTTAAATTACCATGGTTTATCAAAAAGATTCCAGTCCGAGATAGACCACAATATATAATAGATATGTGTTTTCGTACCGGCGAGTGGTATCTCACATCTGACTATACTTCCTTCGAAGCACATTTCGATAAAGAAGTTATGATGGATTGTGAGATGCGACTCTATACATATATGACCAGCAAATTGGCCGAAGCCGACGATTTCAAAGATCTTCTATCAACTTACTTCTGCGACGTTGATAATTATATTACTTTCAAGAATTTTACTGTTTCTGTTCAGGCCAAAAGGATGAGCGGAGAAATGTGTACTTCCTTGGGAAATGGGTTTTCCAACCTTATGTTTATGCTTTATATTTGCTCACAAAATGGGAATACAAATATTAAAGGAGTCATTGAAGGAGATGATGGGCTATTTGTCATGAATGGCAAGCCACCAACTCAGCAACAATTCATTGACTTTGGCCTTAACATTAAAATGGGACGTGTTTCTGACTTAAATCATGCTTCGTTCTGCGGTATGGTTTTTGATTTGGATGAACGAACTAATATTACTAATATTATTGAGGAAGTAGTGAGTTTCGGTTGGACCACTGCTCGGTATGCCCGTTCTAAAAAGGGGATCCACATGTCGTTATTGAGAGCGAAAGCGTTGTCGCTAGCTTACCAGTATCCGGCTTGTCCTATTTTGTCCGCATTGGCTTTAAAAATTTGCGATCTTACAAATAGATGCAACATTGACCAATTCATTACAAAGCAACGTACCTTCGCGTTTAATCAATACGAACTTGCAATACTTGACGAAGCTTTGATTTATTTTAAAAAGAATGGATTAGTTGATGAACCTGGGCCCAAAACCAGGTTATTGGCCGAACAACTCTATGGTATTTCCGTACAAGATCAGATTGCCATTGAAAAATATATTAAGGGAATGACAACCCTCGCGCCCATAAATTGTCCTGTTTTTGACAAGTACTTGTCCCCAGACTGGGTCTATTTCTCCCAATTCTTTACTCTGGAAGTGCCAATGTCCCTTGACTTCAATCAATTACAGTTAAATTTCCCACGTGTCAGGGAATATGCTCCCGTCGAAGCTCTTTTGATGGCTAACCACTAGCAACTTAATTTTACATCCAAAATATTAAGTCTGCCCCTTCAATGACCCGCTGCGGCCGTGCTTGAAGGTATGTGGGCG